GAAAGTAGTTGGTTTGGTCTTGGGGATACTATTAATAACATCTTTTGCTTTTGCTGAACCTAATATATTTTATCTAAAAACTCCAAAAGTCTGGTATCACGAGATTGGAAAGAATAATGAAGGGGATCAATATTACTATGTCCCTGAAGCTACTCTTGGTGTTCGGGATAGGGGGGATATATCTTGGACTACAGTTTATCACAATACTAGTTTTTATATTCTTAAAGTTGTTACAGAAAGCTTACAAGCAAAAAAACTTGTTGAAGATAATCTATTAAAACATAATAGCATAAAGATAGCAGATGATTTTAAAGCTATGAAAGAAAATCTTGCCTCAATAGAACCTACTATAGACATAAAAAGGTTAATAAATGTTAAAATACGCGGTTACTAATTTAATAATTGGTTTGCTTTTATGTGCCAATGCTTTTGCAGCTACTGTCCATGATGATTCTTTTGGTCGTAGTGAGACAAATAGTTGGGGAACGCCTGAAACAACAGGAAGTGCTTATAATGATTTGCAATCAACATGGTTAGATGTCGATGGTTCAGAGGGAAACATGACTCCTCAATCGGGGGGTCAAGAAACTGCTGTTGTTGAAACAGGTGATGATTTTACGGATATGGAGGCAACTTTACTTGTAACACCAGGCGGTTATAATTATAGACATCAATTTCATGTTCGTTATACAGATAATTCTAATCACTATGAATTTAGGATAGATAGGTTTGGTAATGATCAAATTGTAACAGAGGTTGCAGGGGGTAGAACAGAACTGGCCAATGCAGCGGGAGGGGCTTTCAGCTCTGGCGTACAATATGATATGAGATTCAGAGTTGAAGATAGTGGATCTGATAGTTTATTAAAAGTTAAATGGTGGACAGGTTCGGAAGGTGGTTGGGAGATAGAAGCTACAGATACCACAACAGATCATGCTTCAGGAAGTGTTGCTTTTGGTAGTAATGCCGGGGCCGGAGGTAATACAACAGATTTTGATGATTTTGTTATTGATGATTTAGCAGGTGCGGGTGGTGGCGTAATCAAAACCCTCAACGGTCTTGCCTGGGCTTCTGTTAAGACGGTGAATGGCTTGGCGGTAGGAAGTGTTAAGACTATAAATGGTGCAGCGGCTCAATAAGGAGGCAAAATATGAATGGCGATACAAAGCAAAGACTTTGGGGTGGTTTTATAGGTGGAATATTGGTATTACTTCTATCCCTATTGAGTGCCACTTACGGATATGGTCAGCTTAACAACAGGGTATGCTCAAATGAGGACAAGCTAAAAGGTATGCAAGAAGTGAAAGAACGTCTTGTAAGGGTTGAGACTATTGTAGAGAGGATAGACAAAAAACTGCCATGAGTAATAACTTTTACCAAAAACGCGAGCTTTCAAAAGACCTTCAAGAACAGACTCATGTTTTGTGCGAGATAAAAACCATTGAGAAGCAAAAGGCTAAGATGAATACAAGACAAAGACAACTTATTATAAAACTATGCAAGATAATAGATAAAGCTACTATAAGAGAAATGAACGCAAAGAGAGGTGATGCGAGATGACTAGACAAGAGATAATCGCTAAATTCCGACAAGAAAACGCTGAGATAACCACTAGAGTAATAACTGATGATGTCTTAGCAAGCTGGCTCCTCTCAGGTAACCTTGACTATGCTACACGCCTCAGATGTCTTGTGGATCAGGATGGTCAAACTATTTCAACTATAGAAGATCAAACTTATATAGACTTAACAGCGGAAATATCAAATTACTACGCTGTGGATGAGTTTCCCGGCGGAGGGGTGTTATATAATAATAAACGTATAAAATTTGCAACCATAGGAGAACTGGATAAAGAAAATGTAGCATGGAGATCAAGGACTGCGGGCACGCCTAAGAAATACTATCAAAGAGGACAGTTTATTTACTTTGACAGACCCATTGATTCTAACGCGGAAGATGTGAAGGTTTACTGTATTCTCTTGCCTGATGACTTTGATGCAGATGATAAGGAGCCTTTGAATGAGATAATTTTCTATCGTCCTTTCCATGATGGACTTGTAAGGTACTTGGAATGGAGAGCTATGGGAAAGATTGGCAAACCACAAGATGAGACCAAAGCTCTTGGTATATACGAAAGATACATAAAATGGGCAAGACGAGAGATAGGTGCAACAAAGTATGGCCCCATAAGCTTTATAAATCCAGAAAGAGGAAACCATGCGCAAAGGGTTAGTTAGTCTTATACTGGTAGCTGGGTTAATCTTACCTTCTTCGGCGTTGGCACAAGAAGCTAAGAAAAATGTCGTATACCAATGGAATGACTTTAGCGGTGGCCTCAATACAAAACTATCTGATTTTGGTCTTCCTAAAAAACACTCTACTATTTCAGAAAACATACGTTATGATACATCGCTAAATAGTATATCAAAGCGTAACAATTTATTGCTTTACGGTACAGCAGATACCACAGAAGCTATTACGGGTATGCACCGGCTGTACCTTGTAGACGGAACTAAGGTTTTGCTTGTTACACATGGAGACGAGATTGAAAAGGGTAGTGATACCGCAAATACATTCACAACCATACTTGACCTTACAACGGGTGACAATAAATGGCAGTTTTTGACCTGGCACAATATAGGAATAGGCGGAGATGGCTACAACCAGCCCATAAAATATGACGGCTCTTCAGCTGCCGCTACCTACCTCGGATCGTGTCTCGGAACTGACGCAGGCTCCGGAGCAGGGCCAGATGGCACATATTCCTATAAAATAAGTTATTATACGGCCTCCTACGAGGTTTTGTTTAACCAAGTTTCCAATAGTGTCACAGTTGTAGACAATGATATAGATTTGACCATGATACCTATAGCTCCTGATACTTATGGGGGTGAGGATGTTGTAGGACGCAAGGTTTACAGGAATACTGTGGCTGCTCCGGCTGTGTGGGATTTGCTATCGAATGGCACAATTGCAAATAACACAGCTACAACCTTGACCGATTCTGATGCTGATGGGGCTGTGGGAGCCGCTTATCCGGCAGGAGACGCTACATATACCCCTCCAAAGGGTAGATTCTATCTTATAAACAACAACAGGCTCTTTATAGCCAATAATCCTACCTTTCCTTCAAGGATATGGTATTCAGAGAGTGGAAGCCATGATGTATTTGTTACAGACAACTACTTTAACATAAGACCCGATGATGGAGACCAGATAACCTTTATCAAAAATCTCTTAGGGCTTCTTACTATATCTAAAGATAATACGATCCAAAAGCTTTATACAGACGGTGCTACTCCTTCTTCTGATTGGGAAATAGGTGATCCTCTTAGTTTCACGGGTTGCGCGGCTCCTTATTCAGCCGTCAATACCCCCCTGGGTATACTATATCTTGCTAAAGATGGCATATACAAGTTTACAGGACAGTATTCTATTCTTATGTCTGACAGGGTAACACCTATAATAAGAAATATCTCAAGCTCTAATTTCTCAAGTGTCTGGGGTGAATATCATAAGAATATATACTATATAGCCTATACAGACGGCTCTGGAGGTGCTTCAAGCAATGATAGGGTTATGGCCTATGATGTTCTGGTAGACGCTTACACAACGGATATTATGAGCATAAATGCCTTCTGTACGTTTAACTCTGGTTCAGACTGGGATACCCTTTATTCCGGAGCTTCAGATTCAGGGAAGGTTTACGCTAATGAAACGACTACAGACGAGCTTATTCACAGAAGTCACTCAGATTTCGCGGGAACCTTTGACTATGCTAGGTATTTACCTACCGCCGTTGGTGGCGAATCAGACAATCCTATCTTAGAGACGGCTTGGTATCCGGCTACACTAGGTAACTGGGCAAATTGGGGAGCTTCTTTTGTTGATCTCGGATATGGAACCCTAGCTCATCCAGGCGCTACGGGCAGTTATATATCACAATCATTGCTTTTGAACGCTTCTAATCTTATAAAGATATATTGGAATGAGCAGAAAACTACTGCTGATGGTGCATCAATGGATGTGACTTTCCAGCTTAGAGATGGTTCTACTCCCGTTGCTCCTGAATACGCTCTTTGGACATCAGGATATACTGACCCTTCAGGTTCAGATATATCAGGAGCTACGCCGAATACTTATATCCAATATAAGATAAATTTTAATTCAAACACGGCTACTTATACACCGACACTTGTAAAGCTTAATAACTATGTAGTAAGAATGACTTATTCAAGAGTAGGCACGTCTGCCGAGACTACCATACCTTTAAAGTGGGAAGGCGGATTTGATGATTTTGGTTATCCAGGCTATATCAAGACTTTAAGAAAAATATACGTTTATTATGAATCTGCTGAAACTGGCACATTGGATTTAACATTCACAAACCTAGAAGGTGATACTGATGTTTTTTCAATAGACCTCAATACTTATCCTTCAAGCTATGTAGATTATTTTACTAATGGAGCATTTTTAGGAGAGTTCATAAAATTAACTATAGAAGAAGATTCACTTAATGATATAACAATCAAGAGGATCATATGCGTTACGGATATAGAACCTTTAATATAATCCTACTGCTTTTTCTAGCCACAAACTGTTTTGCGGCGCAGGATGTTATAGAAGCCCCTGAGAAGGATGAGTCTATTGCAGTTGAGTCCATCAATGAAGAGGTCAGGAAGCTTTACACCGAAATAGATCAACAGGTAGATGCTCTTGATACAAGGCTTGATGTTTTGGAAGCAGCGTCAACTGGCAAGGTTATTCAAGTAGTAAACTTACAAACTGCAACTGTAGATTCTGACGCTAATGGGCAAATACCACAAGATAATTCAGTCCCTCAACTCAATGAGGGTAATACTTATATGAGTTTGGCAATTACGCCAACAAGTGCTTCCAATAAGTTAAGAATAGATATTGTCTTCAAGGGAGCTACGAACAAAACTAATAGCGGTATAATTGTTGCATTATTCAACACCGATACACATGCTACTAATGCTTTAAATACAGCTTCATGTCAGGGAGATACATCTGATACTATGCAAACCATAGCCTTTAGCCATTGGATGACAGCTCCTGTAACTACCGCAATGACCTTTGTAGTACAAGGAGGTATAGGAGAAGGTACGGGAACACTTACCTTTAACGGTGAGGGTGGGGCTAATATATTCGGTGCGACAGAACATTCGAGCGTAACTATTTCAGAAATTGAACCGTAGGAGGAAAAATGAGAAAGATTTTATGTTGTTTGTTAGTTCTTGGATTGATAACCACACAGGCTTTTGCAGCCGATCAATGGGCTAAGATACAGCCTGCGTCTGGTAGTTCGCCGTCTGATTTATCTTCGTTTTTGCTTACTAATAATGAAGCTGTTGATAGGCTGTCTATCATCAATAGGGTAAACTGCACAGTATTACCTAATACATCAGCCGCTATTAATGTCTTAGCCGGAACAGTAGCTATACCCAACTCTGGTGGCACGATTGTTAGATGGCGAAGAAACACCTCTACTACTGCGGTGACATGGGCAGATATTGACGCGGGTGCGGAAGCCGGGTCTACTCAGTATTATATTTACGCTGTAGCCGATGCTGATGCTGCTACTTTTACTATTTTAATCTCTACTAATGCTACTACTCCGACGGGAGCAACCTATTATCGTAAGATAGGATATTTCTACAATAATTCTTCAAGCAATATAGTCTCTGTCGGGAATATAAAAGAAGGTGATGTTTCTAACGCGATAATAACTTCCGGTTCGAGTTTGATTTCTACAACCTCAACCTCTTATATAGACATGACTGATATGGTGGTTTATTTTGTATCAAGTGGTAGACCTGTAAAATTTACCGCAAATGCAGCTTGTAGCACAAGTAATGCCAATGAAAGAGTGTCGCTTATTTTTGATGTTGATGGAACAGACAAAACAGGTAGTGGCTTGCCAGGCGAAGCCGGAGCTGGAACAGCGACCACAGGGGATAGATATTCAACTTCTACTACTTGGCAGGAAGTATTAACTGCTGGGGCGCATACAGTAAAACTCCAATGGAAAATATCTGGTGGAACGGGATATGTAACGATTCGGAACATAATTATTGAGGAGCTTTAATATGAGAAAATTAGTCTTAACACTAAATTTAGTCTTGTTCCTAACAGGTACTTGTTTTGCAGATATAAGTATTACACAGGAGCAGTTTGACAATCTTGATGTTATCCACAAAGCTGTCAAGGAGGCTCACCCTGATTTTATAGCTTTCAGGGGTACAAAAGAGAATCTCAAGGTTTATGGTGTCAGTGAGGTTGATGTGATGAAAGTAATAGACAAGATAGACCTAGAAAAACTTAAAACCGACAAGAAAAACAAAAACAAAGATGATAAGAAACTGAATATATTAGATGCTATAGGCTTAGTGGAATCAGATATAGATAAAATTAAGAACTTACCGTAGAGGAGGAATTATGAGTCAAGCTGAAAATTATGCAAGAGACACATATGCTTTAAAGGATATGTATTTCAAGGGAAGACAGGCATACAACAAACCTGCAGAAGAAGGGTTGAAAACCTGGTGGAATAAACTTCAAGAGTTTGAAGGTCAGCCGGGCTATGGAGCCATACCTATAGATTGGGCCGATATTTGGGATAGGGCACAGGAAAAGGTAAGATATACCTACTGGGGTGATCCGGGTGGCGCTCCTGGGGCAGCCGGTAAGGTAAAGGCTTCCGCAGCAAGAAGAGGGGTTTCTGATTCTCCTGCTTTACAGACAGAACTTTCAAGAATGGGTATGCGAGAAGGGGCGGATATACGAGACCTTGCTTCTAGGCAGGCTTTAGAAGAATCAGAATATGGAGAAGCTGGCAGACAGAATTGGCTCTCTTCTTTAGAAAGATTAACGAGTAGAAGAATCGATCCTGGAGCTGCGCCAATGCCCATGTATCTTCCTAATGAAAAAAAGGGTGAATGGGATTGGGGTGGTATGGCAAGTGGCGCAGTAAGTGGGGCCGCTACTGGTACTACAATAATGCCTGGTTGGGGAACTCTTATAGGTGGAGTATTGGGAGCCGGAGCCGGAGGTGCACAAGGCTTGCTTGATACCACAAGCCACGACGATATGAATTTAGGAGGGGCATTAAATGCG